TGCTGGAAATTCTTCTCAAGCCAGTGATTCAATTGCTATTGGAAATCAGGCTGGTTCTTCTCTACAACGAGCCAATTCAATTGCTATGGGCTTTCAATCTGGGTTTACAGGTCAAGGCGCTCAAAGTATTGCTTTGGGTCTTTCAGCTGGTTATGCAAGACAGGGTGCATTTTCTATTGCTTTAGGTCATTTTACAGCCTACAGTGCTCAGGGAACTCGTTGTATTGCTATGGGTGATCAGGCTGGGAATGTGGCACAAGGAAATGACGCTGTGGCTATTGGAACGACTGCTGGTTTCCAACTTCAACAATCCAATTCTATTGCCATTGGATATAGAGCAGGCTTCACAGGACAAGGAGCTAATTCTGTTGCCATTGGTGCGAATGCTGGTTATACGGGTTCTGGTGTCGGACAACATGCCAATACCACAATCATCAATGCTCTTGGAACTTCGTTAATGTCTGATCGTTCAGATGCACTTTTTATAGCACCTATTCGAAATACTGGAACATCAAATTATCTCTTTTATAATACCGCTTCTCGAGAAGTCTCTCAAGCTCTCTATTCTTTCACCACCACTATTGGTCGTCAAGAAGTTCGATTGAATACTGCCAATGGATGGGGAAGTACTAACACTGCCTGTCGACGTTGGACGACTACTGTTGCCAATGTTGGCACTGATATTACCTATGCCGATAGTGCTACTAATGGGGCTACTTTCACTATTAATACTACTGGTTTTTATGCAATGTCTTATACAGAATCATTCTCTAATAATGGGGATATTGCCATTACTATCAATAGTACCTTATTGACAGCCATTCCCACTGTCTTATCTCAAATCCTCACAACAAGTAGTTGTTTAAGTGCCAGAGAAAATTGTGCTGGTACATTCTACTGTGTGGCTGGAGATGTCATCCGTACCCAATCAGTTGGTACTTCAGCCTTAACTAGTCAATTTTTTACTATCGTCCGTGTTGCCTAATTCACTCTCACTTTGAATTTGTTTTCTAATCAAAAAACAAATCACTCAAACAAGAATGAAGAGGGAGTATATTTAGGTTTACGATGAAACAAGGCATGTTCTACATCAGATACGAGATATATATCTAATTGATTGTCTGTCTTTTCCAACATTTGGGTCAATACATTGACAATCATAATCTTAATACGATGAGAATATTTAGTATGGACTTGCGATTCAATGTATTCACAAACTTTGTTAAACAACCATCTCATTTTATGATAGCAAGATTGAGACATCTTTTTTCTCTACATAACCGAGTTGATTTAGAGCGTAATCAATAATGTATTGATCGTCTTCTTTCCATTGTCCATAAATTTCTGGTGGTACATGTAACATTTTAAAATCCAATATTTTGCCTGTGGAATCATGTTCCCAGATTGACAAGGTACATTCGGTTGCCATTAATTCAAATCCATTAACTGTAATTTTAATATAAGAAACCTCTTTCTGCACTGGAATGGGTTCAATAAAAATCTCACTCATTTATTCTAGCTAAATTTTTTTATTATTTCTTTTCAAATGTAGTCTTTGCTTCTGGGTTAATATCACACATTATGAAACGCCGTCTAAGATTTATACACGCCCGCCCAAGTGTTCCAGAACCAGCGAATGGGTCTAAACATAGATCATTTTCATTAGTATATAGAGAGACAATACGTTCTAATAGTTTAACTGGCTTTTGGGTGGCATACTTCACTTTCTCTCCATTTTGAATGGATGAAATGTCGTCCCATGTGTCTCTGATTGGAATACCTTCCATCTCATCCATAAATCGCTTAATACGTGGAACACCATTTGTATTATACTCAAGCCTGTGGTCATCATCAAGTTCTTTCATTCTCTCCTTCGAAACATGCCATTGTTTTGTATGACCTTTCCATTCGTAACGAAGGTTTGGTCTGGGGTTGACTTCGGGTTGTGAGCAGTGAGCAGCGGATGTAGAATAAAGTTTATTATGGTGAGGGCATAATTTTAATGACTTTCGGTACTTGTCATCATATGGCTTATACAAGGGAAAAAACTGGGACTTGGAAGATTTACCATAAACAATGAGTGTGTCATGGTTTCTTGCCATCTGGTACTTGTTTTTTGCGTTCCCACCTGAATGCCATACAATTTCATTCCTAAAGTTATTTTCAGAAAATATACCATCACAAATATTCCTGATATGGTGTGAAATTCTTGGTTCAACATGGATAATTATGTTGCCACTTTTCTTCAAAACACGATGGCATTCTATGACCCGTTCACGTATAAAACTATTAAAATCGGCATAACTGTCATTAAAGTAGTAGAAATTCCTACCAGTATTATATGGTGGGTCCATATATATCATATCCACACATTCTGTTGGAATGTTTTTTAACAATGGTAAATTATCCCCTACCAAAAAGACATTAGTGGCTGTAAGTTCCATATTAGTTTTTTAATCATTTATTTATATCAAAAGAATAGTGTATGTTTTTTTATTTCTTAAGAAAGAAATAAAAAAAAAAAATATGAGAAAAGGATATTGTTTTTTTCAATCTCAAGTGAGAATGAAAATCAGTTTTGTCATCAGTGCTGGGGACGATGCAGGATCACGCATTGATCGCCTCCAGTTCGCTTTGCCTTGTGATGATGGGTCGTCGTGTCCTTGTGTCGTGGTTCATCCGTATGTTGGTGCCAGCCACTGCAAGCTCGGGCTTTTGGATGTCCACCTTGAAGTTTTTGAACTCGTGCGTTTTTTCATTGTGGTACTTGATTTTCATCATCCACACCTTATGTGAATAGGTGTGGAATGTGTAATCACAATAATTACACTGATAGCGGAATAGCTCCCTCATTCGCGAAGGAATGGGCTTGGAGTACGTTGTCATTGCTGTAGGGGAAATGGAACGAAACACAGCAGTTAGTCATACCACTCAACAGCATACCACAATGGGTATGTTGTTGTTGTGGAAATCAGTTTTGTCATCAGTGTCGATTGTGAAACACACATTATGCTAATAACAATTCATTCATTAAAATATTCACTTGATCCATATCCCCCACTTTTTTATAAAATGCAATTTCAACTTTCAAGTGATCGATATAACCCATCCTTGTTTTAATTTTTTTTCGAGTAGTCATTTCATAAATGAAATCACGACTACAATAACGATCATCCAACAAATATCCATCCTCGTCATCGTCAAAGGATTCACGATAATCAGATAATACTTGAATTAACGAATCATCGTAGCAAAAGTCCTTCATATCGTCAATTGACAACATCACAGCCGACCACTTAAGTTCCATCATCACCTTGTGGTAGTTCTCCTTCGGTTCACCATAGGCATAGTCATATATTTTATACACGATTTCAACTGGTAATTGATGGATCATTTTTTAACCATCAAAAACTGGTTTTCAATTTCATTTTTGCCAACAATCATCATTGTGTGTTTTATAATCAGTTTACACAACTTTGCGCTAAAAATAGATTTGCGCAAAAAACACTGTTTTTCTGGACTTTTTAGAAATCGTTTTAATTTTCTATTTTTGTTGGAGAAATAGAAAAGTCTAAAAAAAGATTGTTTTTAGCGCATTTCGCAATTTAGCGCAATCAGGTGTTCTGATGGCAAAACTGATTTTGATTCAAGAACAACTATAGATTTGTGGGAATGACGGTGCTGACCTGATCGTTTTCTATGACAGGATGTCTTTTTTTACCAACAACAAGATTTTCAAGACCGATGAGGAGCAAGTCGTCACTCAATTCCTCTATGGCAAGATTGGAGACTTGGGAAAACTTGTTTTGGAATTTATTCCAGATGACTTTTTCTATACTCCGTGTGGTCGTTGCGAGAAATGGACGTATTACGGGAATATGGAGATGTTTCAGGAGATGAGCCATGGACGATATGCCTGTTATGATTGTTCTCCTCTAGGCGTACATTGTCAGTGTTGTGATTTTCTGACGTTTGAAATGGATGAAGACAAGGAAATGTGTCAAGAATGTATTGATGCGGGATTTTATGATGATACAGATGATGGTGATTATTAATTCAACAATGAAATCGTTTTTTTTATTCATAAATAAATAATACTCATTTGGGTATTATTTTGATGTTAATCAGTGTTTTTTGCGCACGTTCGTTTAAAGACATAAAATTGCGCTAAAATGGATTTGCGCGAAAAAGCAATCTTTTTTTAGACTTTTCTTTTCCAACAAAAAAAGTGGAAACAAAAAAAAATTTAGAAAATGTTCAGAAAAACAGTGTTTTTTTCCGCAACAGTGTTTTTTGCGCACGTTGGTTTAAAGACATAAAATAGAAACTATCTCCCTGATCGAGTTGGTCGAGTTGTTCGTGATTGACGCGCTCTTGGTGGTTGTTGTTGTTCTGCAGGTGTAGATACTACTGGTTGTTGTACTGGTGTAACTGGTGTTCTTCGTCCTCGGCGAATTTCCGATAAAAGACGTTCACGTCGACGAACTGCGGGTAAAAGACGTTGGAGTGTTTCTTCAGCACGAACACGTTGTGCTTCACGTTCGACAATACCCATGGCTTTTCGACGTAGACGTTGTAATGCCTTGATATCAAAATTACGAGATGCTTCTTTGACTTGTGTTTCAATAGTTCTGTAATTAGGATCACCTTCTGCCATAGCTAGAACATCACGTGCAAGAGAATCGACTTCATCTTGCAATGTCGTCAACGAAGCCAAATCAGATGTCCCTGCCAAAACTTGACGTTCGAATTTTCTCCATAAGGTATTCATAAACAAAGGATCAATGTTTTTGATACCTGAAATGCTGTCAGAAAATTGTCCCCAATATTGATTGAACATAACAAGATCATCAAGTGTTTTTAAATAAGTATCGACAAAACGAAAAGCATTACGTCGTGTCATGACTTCACTAGCAACAATAATGGCATCTTGACGTTGACGATTGATATCCTGAAGAGTAACAGAAACATCTTCTTCAGGAACGGCTGCAGGAATTACACCATTCATGATTTGTGCCATTTGTAACGAAGATTTACTGGCACTTGTATTTAACTTGGTTTGGAGTTTCAATAATTTCTGTTGATCGGCAAGTTTGCGACGATAATCGGCTTCACTTTTGAAATTTCCAATCAACAATGGTACAGACATGTTTCTTTATATCAATAAAAATATATTTTTTCACAATAAAGATAAAAGATGAGAACGGTAGTTTTGAACTCGAGTAATATTGCACAAGGTTCGAACAATTCCAAATTCCAGTTTACATTTCCTTCTACTGCAGAATTTCAGAATGATAGTATTGCATTATCTAATATCAGTCTTTCTGTATCATGGCAGAACATTAATAGTAGTTATAATAACAATGTGTTTCAATATATTTGGTATGATGCCATTGGTTCGACAACGTATACCGTCACAGTACCTGATGGGTTTTATGAACTCGCACAACTTAATGCTTATTTACAATTCACAATGATTCAAAATGGAAACTATTTGATTGATACGAATGGAGACTACGTTTATTACTTGGAACTTGCCGTCAATCCAACCAGTTACTCATTTGAAATTCGCTGTGATCCCATCCCAACTGCATTGCCAGCAGGATGGACAAACCCAGCAGGTATGACATTTCCAGCAGTGGCGTCAACACCCCAATTTGTATTTCCAGCCACCAACATTCAACTTCTACTAGGATTTCCAGCAGGTACATATCCAACAGTAACTCAATCCACAACGTATAACTTGAATTCACCCAATGTACCTCAAATCACAGATGTTGCCAACATTATCATTTTATGTTCGTTATTGAATAACCGTTTCCAATATCCCAATACCATCTTGTATTCCTTTGTCCCAAAAGGTGGAGCAGGTACGTATGTGGATGTCACACCACCTGAATATGTGTTTGTGGATATTCAAGATGGGTATTATCCAGGTTTCGAAATTCAACTGGTCAATCAAAACTTTCAACCATTGGTCATTAAAGACCCCACAATTTTGATCCAGTTGATTTTTAAGAAACAAGAAATTGCTCCTATGCATAAATAAATTATTTTCTTAATAGTAAAGACATGAAGTTGTATTACATGATGAAAGGTGGTGCTGTGTTGCATCCCAACCGTGGTTGTTGTCAATGTATAAGAGGTGGATATGTGCCATTGATGTTGGATGTTCATCATGGAGCAGGAGTTCCTCCATCATCGAGCCAAACCGTGCCTCGTGCTGTTGAAATGACCAAAGCCAAGAGTATTTTAGGAGGATTGTCCATTCAAGATGGCGGAAAAAGAAAAAAATATATCTCGATTTAATCTTTGAAGGATCGTTCATCTTGAATTTTTTTAAAAATTTTTTCTTTAAATTATTTTCCTATCTTCTAGTAAAGATAAGAAAACATGGCGGACCGTTTCCTTTATGAGAGTTCAATGATGACGGACGTACCTGTGTCACCTTTCCTCAAAAAACAAGTTGTCTATGTACAGGACACCCAGAATACGAGTAACTACACGGGGCAAATTAATCTAGATTTGTCCCAACTTTCCAACAGTTATCAGTGGATTGATTTCACCTCGATGGTCTGGGAAATTCCCTTTACCATTGTAGTCGAAAATACCAATACTACTGATTTGGCTGACATGTCCGCTGTAATTAACTCATATTTCGCTGGATTGAAAAACGGCAATCATCAACTACTTCAGAGTCTGAGTGTGTCGATCAACAATAGTTCAGTGGTACAACTTTCCAACTACCTTAACCACTATGTGGAGTACAAACTCATGACATCTCTTTCTGATAGTGATGTTAAGAAATGGGGTGCCTCTATTGGTTTTGCACCTGACAGTGCGACTTCTTTCCGTTATAGTGCGACAGGTGCTAGTCGTGATGGTCCAGGGTTTACCAATAACCGTCCCAATAGCCAAGTTGCCACAGATTATTCTACCAAGGCATTCAAAACCACTGAAAATAGTGGTTTAGCCCAACGTCTCCGTACACCTCTCGATTTGTCTACTGGTGTGACCAATGCTTGGTATAACCAATCGTTGGGTGGAGGCACTCTGGCGACTTCTAGAACTGCCGCCAATCAGAATGCCATTTCTTATTTTAGCACACCTACTACGAATGTGGCTGTATTTTATATTCTTGCCACCATCCGTTTCAAGGATATGGCTAATCTTTTCGCTGAGCTTCCACTTTTACGTGGGACATACGTTTCAGCCGTGCTAAATTACAATAGTTCAGCACAGACTATTTCCTACGAAAAGGACACCACAATTCTTACTACCACCACTCCTCAGATCACTGGTCTGAGTAATCCTGTGATTGTGTCTTCTGCCGCAGCCAATCAGCCTAATGCATGGCTCAATTCCTCCATTGGTGCTACTAAGACTGGTACTTTCTATGTGTCTTGTAATGTGGGTACTGCAAAGGGTGCTACTGGTACTGACTATACTAATCCCCTGCTTGGAGGTCGTACACGTATCTCAGCTGATTTGTACAGTATGAATCCCATTATGGAGTCTCGTTATCTCTCATTGAAGACCAAAGATGTTTATTACACTGACTTTTATTCTTACATGTATCAGAATCAGATTACTGCTGGACAGTCCTTCAACTTTTTGGCTACCAATGGTATTTCTCAGCCTACTGCTGTCATTGTTATTCCTTACATTTCAAAAACATCCAATACTGGGTTGACCACTGTCCCTATTTTCCAATCTCCTTTTGCTTCTGAACCCGGTACAACTTCCAGTATTCCTTTAAGCAACATAAATATTCAGGTTTCAGGTACCAATATTTTCCAAGACAATTTCCAATACGACTATCAACAGTTTTTGACAGAGTTGGCGTCCATTAACGCATTGAACGGTGGTGCCTCAACTGGTCTTACTAGTGGTCTGATTAGTCAACAAGATTTCCAGTATGGTTATCGTTATGTGGTTGCTGATCTATCGCGACGTCTTCCTAACGATGATGTCTCGAGGTCTATTAGTGTGACTGGTTTGAATAACAGTCAGATGGCTATTGATCTCCTCGTACTTATCGAATATCGTCGGAAACTAACCTTTGACCTGTCATCGGGCGCAATCGTACCCTCTATGGCTTAATTCACCTTAATTTACCCTACACTGAAGACAAAAATGAAATTGAAAAGGATATAAAAAGGTAGAAAAGGATAAGAAATGCCAAAGGACTATACTCAAGGAAAAATCTATCGCATTGTGTCGAAGTCTGGTCAACAATATGTTGGAAGTACAACTGAGACTTTGTCTCGACGTCTTACACGACATCGTTGGTATATTAAAAATCCCAGAAGTCAAGGAATTACATCATTGAAAATTTTACGAGATGATCCTGAAGCGAAGATTGTTTTGATTGAGAATTATCCTTGTCAAAATAGTGAAGAATTACATAAACGTGAAAGATTTTGGATTGAACATATTGAAGGAGGATGTGTCAATATTGTTCATCCTACGAGAACTATTCGTGAATATCAAATAGATAATAAGGAAAAAGTAAAGATTTGGAAAAAAAATGATAGGGAACGAAGAAAGAATATTATTAGTCAAAAACAGAAAGAATACAGAGATCGAAATAAAAAACAAATAACACAAAGACAGAGTATTTATTATAATACCAAAAAAACCATACTATTACAAAAGGTTAAATGTCAATGTGGTAGAGAAATTGTAAAATGTTCTTTAAAACGACATCAAAAAAGTAAAATTCATTTAGATTTAATAAATAAGTAAATATAAATAATGACAGACAATGTTAGAAATGGATTGCAAATATATTGTGGAAATAAAACAGTCATTCCACCAGATAGACGAAGGGGTACACCCTTTGAATGTCTAAAAAAAGGGATTAGCATTGGACGGTACGTATCTGAGCGTAGTTTCCCTCGCCGACTTGAAGAACGGACAAAACAGATTGAAGCAGTAACGAGTGCATTAACGCGACGACAATTGGCACAACAGATACAACAGGAGGGCATTGCTGTACTGAAACGTGAACTTCGTCTTGAAGGTCTCAATAAGGACTTGGTTCGTTCCATTGCCGTCCGTTTCACCAATACTCCTCAAGCAATTCCACGTTATTCTAGTATGACAAGGGATCAACTAATTGCAGAACTCGTTCAACGTGGTTTTCAACGGTAAGGTTATGTTTTTATTTTTTTTTGAAATAAAAACGATTGTATGACTAAGTGGAAGCATATAGAAGACCCCCTTTTTTAAGATAGAGAAGACCACCTTTGATAAAGTGAGTTCCTTCTTGTAAATTACCAACATCCACGAGAGGATTGGAGGCAGGTAAGGATGGATCAGCTAATGCCGTGTTAAAACGAGCATACCGTTTGGTCATACCATGACCTTTGATAAAGTCAGTTCCTAGTTGAAGATTCCCAACATCCACAAGAGGACTTGTAGCAGGTAATTGTTTATCACATGTTGTTTGCTGGCGTAATACAGCACCTCCATCTGTAAGTCTCATTCCTTTACCCTTCATTTTTTTCATTCCAACTTTCTTCATCCCTTTTCGTGGTTTCTTGACAGAATAAGCACCTGTCACTTTTCCAATCGCCAAACCTGCTTCTTCCAATGCAGGAGCCATGATCGTTGCAAGTGGTGCTAATTCTGGTGCACCTGCCATGGACACTAGTTTAGGTGCTTCTTTTGCTGCTAATTTAATAGCTGATTTTGCAAGAGGAGAGACAATTGGTTTGGCATACTTTTGATATCCATCCCATACCTTTTTCAATCCACGTTTCACAGCCTTCCACGTCAACTTTCCACCCGTCATATTACATTCTTCTTCTGTCAAACTCAAACGAGCACCTTTCTGACGTTTCGCTGCACTCATGATCTTCTTGGCTTTCATTTTATCCATTTTGACTTCCATTCCTTTTCCAACCATGCTCGGTTTGATGGTGACAACATGTCCGTTGCGGAGTCTACCCACTTGACGTACTCCTAAATCCAATAACAGTGATTCCATATTTAAAGACTGAAAAGAAAAAAAAATTTCAAGTAAAAAAGAGTATGCCAGCCGTCAATGATAATATTTTTGTTCCATTTTATGACGCCATTCAATCGCATCTTCTTTTGTTTTGAATTCTTTTTGATGACGTTTTTTATCTTGTCGCCAGTCAGCCACCCAACAATTACGATTTTTCTTAAAATAAACTCCTGAAACTCCAGATGTGTTATTGACCGAAATAGACCGATTTCGTTGATTTTCTTCTTTCGTAACCCATCTCAAATTTGATAAACAATTATTCTTACGATTTCTATCAATATGATCTACCTGTGGTTTATTCTTTATGTTAGGTATAAAATGTAAAGCCAATAATCTATGAATAGCATAAGTATGAGGTGTATTGTTCTTATATAGAACACAAGAAAAATAACCACTTCCGTTTATAGATTGTTTCAATTCACACACTGATACGTCCGCTATAAATGGTCTACGAATAGTTCCATATAATATAGACCCACCCCTGGACCAATAACTTCTTACCTTTCCTTTTGTACTTATTTCATATCCTTCATACCCTTGAATACCAATCCAAATCTCTTTATCCTCATCCATCATCATTTTAATTTCATTCATTTCTTTATCCGTCGTTTTCAAATAAAAAAATCATTTTTATAAAGAGCATGCCAAGTATAACAACCAATATAGAGTTAATTGAAGCCTCTGATCGAAATGGCATCCCCCTTGTCGGAGTGTTTTTTAAGGATAAATTACCAAGTCTTGTGTATGATGGTGGTTATATCTTCAATTTAGCAGATCATGATGATGGAGAAGGAACTCACTGGACAAGTGCGTGGGTTGAGAAAGATCGTTATGGTAAAAAACATGTTATCTATTTTGATCCTTTTGGAATTGCCCCACCTGAAAACGTAAAACGTTTCTTTTATATTTTTGATCGAGATGTCCAATATAGTAAAAAACAAATTCAAAACATCGATTCCTTTATTTGTGGTTATTTTGTTCTTTATTTTCTTTGGTATATGCATCGACATCGTCAACATGAGAAAAACATTTATCAACGATTCAAAAGCTTTCAAAACTTGTGGTCTGAAGATGTTGAAGACAATCGTTCTCGTCTGAAAGAATATCTTAAATGTCTCAAATAAATTGCGCTAAAATGGATTTGCGCGAAAAAGCAATCTTTTTTCAGACTTTTCTTTTCCAACAAAAAAATGGAAACGAAAAAAGATTTAGAAAATGTTTAGAAAAACAGTGTTTTTTCCGCAACAGTGTTTTTTCCGCACGGAGGTTTAAAGACATAAACTAGAAAAATAGTCATAATAATCTTTCCCAAAATAAATGAGACTGGTTGTTCTATTCTATCTTCCAGTCGTCCAAAGTGTACTTCGTTGTTCTAGTCTCTTTGGTCTCGAAACCAGTCTCTTTAATACTGATTGTTCGTGGGAACATCCTCCTAGTTATTATTTGGATGAATTAGGTCGACGACAATTTAATACTGTTCGTGTTCCTTTTAGTGGCACTTATATTCAACGTGGTGACTTCACTGTGATGGATGAAATATTTGAGAAAGCCCATGAATATAATATGTCCATTATTCTTGATTGGCATAGAAATTTCAATACAGACTTTCAACAAAATTGGTTAGAAGGAATTACAAAAGAAGAATATTTAAAACTATATCAACAACTGATTGATCGTTATATCGATCGACCACAATTAACAACAATAGGTTTATTCAATGAATATAAAGGTGGAAATGTAGCCATGTGGAAAGAGAATATGGATTGTGTTGTTCGAGAAATGGAAGCCAGATATCCAAATCGATTTATATGGTTAATCGGATGTCCTGAATGGTCTGGCAATTGTCATGACATGGATTGGTCGTATTTACCGTTTTTTGATCGAATTCGATACGATATACATAAGTATGTCTGGAGCATAGGAGTCAATCAGACTTCGTTCGAACACGATTGGCAATATTCGTTTCCACAAAAACATCGGAATCATACCATTGTAGGTGAATGGGGATATTTTTCTGACAGACAAGAACAAGTAGCATGGGCTGAGCGTTTCGTTAAGTGGTTAAGAAAGGAAGGAATACGTGATACATGTTTCTGGGTAAGTGTAAGTGACTCGGCGGATACGGGAGGTCTATGGAAGAATTGTCAAGAGTTTGAGAAAGGAAAATATCTTCTTCTCCAATCATTATGGGGTCAAAAACATTTACGTTTTAATTATCTTCACTAAAATAAACATGCCATATAAAGTTGAAAAAACAGATGGTAAATTCTCTGTCGTAAATACCGAGACAGGCTCTGTTAAATCCAAAGCTACAACGAAAACGAATGCACAGAGACAAATTAATTTATTACGAGGTCTGGAACATGGATGGACACCTACAGGTACGTATACTGATTTTGTGAAGGCTGAATTCAAAAAACGACCAGCTACGACTTCTGCATCCCAATGGATGAAAATCATTGCTGAAAAATGGCGAGCAATGAAAAAAACAAGATGATTGTGATTGTGTTTATTTTCATGTTGAAAATAAACTGTTCTAACCTTTTGTTTCTTCATAACCGAGTATCGGGACACTTCGAATAATTCGTTCAAGATTTCGAATATGAATAATAGTACGGTTATAAGGAGCAAAATGTTCTCGTCGTTGTTCTTGACGTAAAAAATCACGAGCATCCTGAATATGTTGTCGTTGTGTGGCAGATAATAAACCTACTTGTTCTTCCATAGGACGTAATGTCTGGAGTATTGTTAATAGTCGACGACGATAGGCTGGATGAACAGCCCCTCCTACAAACATTTTATTTCTATCATCATAAAAAAAAATGGATCGTTATTCATTAACAGTTAAAATAAAACTTTCATTCAGTTGTCCGTATACAATTAGTTTCATTTTAACAAATAAAAGTCTATTTAAATGAATAAAATACGTTAAAGGAATGAAAAAAAGATCTTTTTTTGTTTTTCTAATGAATAAACTTGTATTTTCATCACTTTTGATATATAATTGTTTATTTCTCAATGAGAATAAGTTTTTTGTTTAACCATTATATATTTATTTTATATATTTTTTTTTATACATATATATAAAAATGCCAAGTCAGTGGATAGCGCACGTCAAACAATATGCAAAGGATCATAATATGTCCTATCGGGATGCCATGGTTCAAGCCAAAGCCACCTACAAAACAAACAAGACGAAACGTGTCATGAAGGGTAGAGGTGATGGTGAAGAGGAAGCTCAAATCAATATGACTCAAGAACAGGCAGATGCAAGTGTTCCTGAAGTTAAGGAACCAACACAAGAACAGTTGCCCATCATTCCGAAGAAAGAAACAAAGCCAAAAAAAAAAAGCTTAATTGATCGACTCATACCCCTACGAACTGCGGGACTTCTTCCTCCTTCTTCTCGGAAACTACTCGAAAAAATTGGAGATGAAAAAATTACATCACTTCGTATCGATCGAGCACCTATATCACCCACTACAATATTGAAACTACTTCGTCCTTATCGTAATGCATTGAAAGCATTAAGTTATGATGATACATTTCATTTACTCCTTGTTATCAATGATAAGTATGAACTCCAAAAGAATGAAATTGTCAACATCTCCAAGTTTGTCAAACGACCCAAGACAGAAAGTGTTCCCATTGATTTACCTTCTGACTTTGATATGACGATCAATGAATTGATTGATAATACTCGAAAAGCTATGGGAAATAAAAAGTTTAGTTCTTATAATGTGGTGAATAATAACTGCCAGATTTTTATTGAATCCATTTTACGTGCCAATAAATTATTGAAACCAGAATATCGTAAGTTCATCAGACAAGACCTTGAAACTCTTTTTTCGAAATTACCCAAAGGCACTGAAAGGATTATTTCAATTCTTACCGAGACAGCAGCCAGAGTCAATCGGTTGATCGAAGGAGAAGGATTTACTGTTGGTGACGATTATCCTACAGAACCTAAAGGTCTTATGCTTCAATTCTCTTCGACTGAAATGTCACGTCTTCAAAATATTTATTATAGCACTGGCAAGTATGATTCCTATGATGTCGTTTTAGTTCAAATGTATTATCCCGATAATTTCGCCATTGGCAGTGTTGGAAAGCTTGGTTGGCAACAATTTCCTCGAAGTAAGAAACTTGGCTATCATAAACATGATGTTGAATTCGTAGCGATTTTGTATCAGAATGATATCCCCGTCAAGGTTGTTATGTCGGCTCATGGATTCCGTGAAACAAATGTCTATCGTTATGATGAATGTGAATTTGAAAATGGATTCTTAAAAGTCTATGTCGCAAGAAATAGTCATAGCAATTATAATACAGCTGGTGTGAAAAAGAGATTGAAGGGATTAGCGAATGATGTCACATCTGTAGATGGCAAAACATTGACATTTACTTGGGAACAAATGGAAATTGCTCGAGACATTAGTTTCCCTGGTTGTTGTAATATTGTTAAAGGATTACGTCAAATGGCAACCGATGCAAGTCAAACTCTGACTCCTCAACAACGGATGTCCTTGAAACGATAAAAACTGAAATTAATAAATGAGGATGAAAAAGATAAAATGGAACAGACATTACTTATTATGATGGTTGTGATTGGCACAATGTTGATTTTGGTTGAAATGATTGCACTTATGATTGCTATTAGTGTGACTGTCTGTGTATTTATGAAAAATCGTTCCTCACTACGTTATCATTTTCACTATGAAGATGAAAACGAGTTATAAAAAAAACTAGTATACAATGATTTCGACTTTATGTCTTTAAACCAAAGTGCGCAAAAAAACACTGTTTTTTCTAACATTTTGAAATCTTTTTGATTTTCTATTTTTTGTGGAGAAATAGAAAAGTTTGAAAAAAGATTGCTTTTTAGCGCAAACCCATTTTTAGCGCACACTCATTTTGGAGGTAGTTTTCGGTACACAAGTTCTTGTGTTTGGATGTCATGTCCCATTGCTGTGGCGACTTCTTCCCGTTCTTTAATGGATGGTGCATCTTTGAGTACAATATTACTGATATAGATATGTCTTAAGAGTGTCGTGGAAACATTTTTACCAAATATTTTATTTAATAACAATGTCATACGAGATACAGAAATCTTGTTCCCATGACTGGACGATAAAAGATGATCATGTGGGTTATGATTCATCCATCGATTTAAAATCGTCTTTAGACGAGGGGGTACTTTAATAATCTGAGTTCCATAATTCTTGGCTGTTTTATACTTGTGAAACACAAAGTTTTTCCCATCATAATAATTGTCCGTGTCCTTGTCATAATTTCGAATCTTCATATCTGCAAAATCCTGTGATCGACGTGGAGCAATTAAAGTATATAGTGATAATAATATCAAATCTAATACATCAGTATATTCTCGTTTTGTAATACTATTTTGACGTAAAAGTGGATTTGCCTTCTTGTAGACTTTTCTATAAACCTCTTTAATTTCATCGACCGTTAACCAATTTTCTTTTTGTTTCTCATTCATCTGTTGGTTCTTCAAAGATGCATTGTATTGATTGGCATCATTCAACATAATCTCTTTTAATTTTGTGGTATTGACATCATTTCCCAACAAACTAATCAATACTGCCATTTTCGTTTTACGGATATTGGGATTTTCATTCTGAAGGTGTTCTACAATCTTTTCGACATTGGATTTCAAGTAATCATACACATCTCCCGTCCCTTTCATCTTTTTGTGTAAATTTAAAATAATACTTGCATATGTCTTTAACGAAGTAGGACTCAAGTTGGGTCGATTTTTTTTCAATTGTTCCATAGCCTTTTCCATTTGTTTTTTTATTACAAATGATTATTTTTTTTTTTAATTTTCCAACAGACAAAGTTCGAGGAGCAGATCATAAGATTGTTTCATTGGTAATTTATTCAAACGGACGAGTTTCAACACGACATTCCGTAATTCTTTTCTTACTTCTAATGCATCATTCCCTGCTAATACTTGACCCCGTAGTATCTCATAACGATCAATCAATTTTGGCATTTCTTCATCCTTAATTCGTATCCCTAATATATCATCCATCCCACTTTGTTGTAAAAGTAGATTAAAAATATTTTTCTGTGGAACTGACAACTCATGATATGATGTAATATTGAACTTCTTATGATCTTTATAGTCTAATAATAAATTCTTGAAATCATCTCCAATGACATGAGACATGACATGGGATTTTTTTTGTGTAGAAACTGACAACACATTCTGTTTGAGTTTGGTGATATTGATCCGATATTTACCAAATTCAAAATGATTCATTTTGTTTTTTTATTCTTGACAAGTTTTTTTTATTTAATTGGCTCTCCCATTGACGCAATTTCTCTAGCCATAATGGATCAACTGTTCTTTTCATTTTATTGTGTGGATTTTAATTAGAAAACACATCTTTGCGCTGAATTGGAGAATGCGCAAAAAAGCAATGTTTTTTCAGACTTTTCTATTTTTCAAAAAAAATAGAAATCAAAAAAAAGATTGAAAATGTTTAGAAAAACAGTGTTTTTAGCGCAAAATCAATTTTTAGCGCAAATTCAATCATCGGTAGTTTCTTCTGATAAGAACCTACTATTTCGAGATATTTCCTGAATAGGATAAACTCTCCTTTTGTTAGGAGGATCATAGGCAGGAAGACCTAATTTCTCCATTGCAATTTTAAGACGTTGAGCGCTCATCCCATCATCATAATGAGTTTTGACATGTTGAAGTAAAACAGGCCCAGATATTTGAGGTACATTTTTGTCACATGGTTCAAAATAGGTATATATGTATTCTTTAAAAGTGTCTTGTTCTTGAAAATAAGAGTTTGTTGCTTTCACGTGTCGTTCAGGTGGATTTAATACATCCACATTTTTGACGTGTGAGTAATAAATTTCTGTTAGATATAAAAATAATTCTCCACGCAACTCGATTAGTTTATCGGCAAATAATGGGTCTTTTCCCAAGAAATGGGTTTTATTTTTCATAGTTGGATTGAAACCAATCTCATCCTCACTACTAAAGAAACGAAATGGAAAGTTAATCATCTGAATCCGTCGTGCAACTGCATCATCCATGTTGATGCGTGGTGGATTATTGGTTAAGAGAAATGGCACAAACATTGGTCGGAAAGTGATTGTCGTTTTATACATTTCTCTCTCTGTAATTTCTTCATCGCCTGTAATGTTTTTGAGTTGACTTGCATTTAAACGATCAGTCGTCTCACTTTCATTGGTAAATAATAAATGACATCCTTTGGTACGAGGCATATCACTATGACTATTATTGCTTGATTTCTTCTGGGTGAAGGCACTGATGTCGATATTACAAGCATAATCTCCAAACACACTTTTAATAGCTTTTACAAGGACTGATTTCCCATTCGCACCGTCCCCAATCATGACATAAAACTTCTGAAACCGATTTCCTCCCTCCAATGTCGATGCCAATGCAATCATACAAAACAAAAAGTCTTTCTCTCCTTCCTCATCCATCCGTTTCATTTCATCTGTTATTTCTCCCATTAATAAACCTTCAGATGTGAGAGACCTTTCAAGGGCAATGGATGGTACAAACATTGATTTTAACATAGTTAATAGTATCTCTCGGTTTTTAGGGTCTGACTTGATAGGAAAATCATATTGAGTAGATTTCTGGATAAAATCTTGTGGTCCAATGGGTCGAAACTTTCCAATTCCTACATCAAATACTCCATTTTCAAAACCAATCAATAACCTATCACTATCGATTTTCTCCAAAAAATAGTCATCATTATAACTAATTTGTAATTCATTAATTAACGAACGTCTACCTGTCAAATCTTGAATTTTTAATTTTTGTTTTAAAAGAGTGGCTAATTCACCTTCAAGTTTCTTCTTTTTATCAGAATCTGGATTCTTTTTCAATTCATTCTGAACCATATCGATCACTTTTTGAATTAATAGAGGATAGTGGATTGCAATCTCAACACTCAACTTAAATGGTGATTGTGTCTCAAACCATCGTCCATTGTATTGTTTTTCGAACCATGTACCATCACGTTCTCGTTTTCCCCTTGAATAAACCCACTTATGCAAATATTGAAGGTTGATTTTATTGAATAAATCTGCTTGACCGAAACTGTTAAAATTTGAACTTAAAATGTGTCTTGCATCACGTATCAATTCTTTACTGAATGAACGATAGGGATAATCCAAGGTTGTGAATGTTAAATCGTCTGTTGGTATTTTCTGTGTCATTTCTTTCACAATAATCTGAATTCCACAGTGTTCGCTCAAGTTAATTGCCAATTGATGATAATCTACATCAGGTTTTCGTATTAACATCAATCCATCATGACATAATGACCCAATCTGAATGTTTTTAAATTGACAATAATTAATCATCTTATCAAGACAAGTTCGTTCCATACTTGTCAATACCAAATTAAGACATGATCCATTAAGATTATAATAATCCTTGCCTTTATTCTGTATAGCAATCTTATATTCATGAGGAAACAGGTGTTTACATTGTTGTAGAATGGCTCGAATTTCAAAATAAAATTGTCCTAACCATTCATTCCATTCTCCACTCAGAGACGACCCCCCATTCATAATCTGAAGTACTAAACGTTTTGCATCTTCTTTCGTAATACAAACTCCACAGTCTACAATACTTTCTAATATTATTTCCCGATTGTTGATATAATGTGTTAAATTGTCATGACGTAGATTATGTTGTTGACATATTCGTTGTAGAAATATCGGATGTGCATTCTTCATATCCAAGTCCACCATAAAATCATCACAGACTGTATGACGGATGTACCGTGATATTCCTTGAGTAGAAACTTGTTTCGCCCATAGACGTCCTTTCGGATGATGTTTTAGAGCCTCATATTTAACAGTTGCCTTACCTTCTTCATCATGTAGGTCTAAGAAATGAAATAACATGTTTTTACATGTCATATAATCCGTAATTTGTCGATATTCATTCTTAGGATCATGTTGAAATAAATAACCTTTTTTATAAATCACGTCAAAGTTGGAAAGCAAGATCAACAATTTTGGCACCGAAATGCGTTCTTCAAATTCGTAATGGCTCATTTCTTTACTTTTGGCAAAATCAGAAATCCTTTTTCATTTTTCTTCAAGTCGAACATTCCTCCGTTGTAAGGATCATTTTTTTCCTTCTTCTCTCAAACATCAATGTTTTTTTTTATGTCTTTAAACCAACGTGCGGAAAAAACACTGTTTTTAAGAAAGTTTTGAATTTTGTTTTGATTTCCACTTTTTTGTTGGAACCAGAAAAGTTTGAAAAAACATTGCTTTTAGCGCATTGATTGATTTAGCGCAAAAATGAATTTTAAATCGTGTCAACGGAAGAAAAAAAATGGACTTGAGTAATCTCCAATACATTCAGAACATTCCTATCGACAATATCATCAAAGTCAGTGATCGATTAGTTTCATTGGGATTTCTGACTCAACAAGAAAAAGATAATGTCTTAAAAATGCACCCATTTCTTATTCATGGAAGACTGACATATTGTTTCCATCCTGATAGAGAAAAGTTCATTCCTCGTTTATCCGTAATAAGTCGAAAGTTATCCAGTCACATGCGAAGGATAGACGCTCATTATCCTCCTATTCAAAGAGGAGTTCGGAGGAATGTCTATTTGTTAGCAGATTATGAAAGGTTTGGTGATGACATTATAAGAGCCTATATGATAGAGAACCCAATATCATCATGGGGTATTGAATGGCATTGGATGGATATTGAGGCGACAAACTCAAACTAAAAAAAAAGAACAACAAAAACACTGTTTTATTTAGACTTTTCTATTTCTCCCAAAAAAATAGAAAATCGAAAAGATTTAGAAAAGTTCAGAAAAAACAGTGTTTTTTGCGCAACAGTGTTTCATTAGATTACACAGAAGTAAAACCAAAATGAGACTTGTATTAGAAATTTACCAAAAAATTCTCTTAACAAATGAAACATTTTCATTGATAAAAATGAAAATACTCGATTTATTTTCTGGTACAGGATCAGTAAGTTTTCAGGCAGAAAAACTAGGATATGAAGTTGTCTCATTAGATATTTCAAATCAATATCATGAACCCACAATTTTAATAGATATTATGGAATGGAAATACGAATCGATTCCTTCCAATACATTTGATGTGATATGGGCATCACCTCCCTGTCAAACATTTTCAGTCGTCAATCGTTTACATTATACAAAAGAAGAACAACAACAAAGAATTGAAAAATATGGACTTCCATTATTAAGAAAGACACAAGAAATTATTAATTATTTTCAACCATCATTATGGATCATTGAAAATCCTTGTGGTATGATGAAAGATTATTTAGAACATCAACCCTATATTATCGATTACTGTCGATATGCTGATTTTGGATATAGAAAACGTACCCATATTTGGACGAATCACCATTGCTTCCAACCATTACAATGTCAGAAAAAATGTTCATCAATGGAAGGAAATAGACATAAAAAGCAAATTACTTGGACTCGAGGAATTTCGATGCAAGAAAGATATCGCGTTCCTTATACTTTAATCAAAGAATTATTAGGAGATAGTGTTTAAATCCCGTTTAGGAGAAACCAAAATGAGACTTGTATTGTTTAAACGAATCTTCTATGGTTGGTTGATTCCAAAGAATCCAACGACTCAAAGTCATGGGACTGAATGGATCATATCTATTCTTTTCTATTAATTTACGAAACCGCGTTAAGAACATGGATTTTCGAACAACATCACGATGAAGAGTAAAATCAGACATGTGTTTGGCACCAAAATCACGATATTCTGGTTTTTCTTTTCGAAAAAACACCATCCTCCACTTTTTATCCTTCCTTGGACTGGGAACTAGTTGAACATGAATCATTTATTATACAGACTTTCAGATTTCATCTTTAATATCAATGAAGTCAGTAAAATTTTTACTAAAACGCTCACCCGGTTCGGCTTCTACACGAATTACAAAAAAGTTTTCTTTACTCTCATTGACGACATCTTTATAGGCTTGAATGATTTCTTTTTTACGACCCATCAAACCAAAATCAGAAATCACAAGATTGAGATCACGACTAGAAGTTAATCGTTTCAGGAAAATCAAATTCTGTTGGATTCTGATAAACTTGGGTGTTTTGAAATAAGATTGAGAAAGATAAATCATAGAACAACCTTTCTTTAATTTTCTTCCACGCAAAAACCATTCTTCAATTGGTTTTTGGTTCTTTAAATTGACAAGATCATCAAAAATAATAATGATCTGACCATCATATTCACGGTATTTATCGACATCAGGAATGACACCATGTTCGTAGATTTCCAATTGTTCTGGAGGAACTTTACTTTTGAGCCATTGATATAATGGTTCATCGGCAGTCTTGACACACAAAATGATTTTTTCCCAAGTACCATTCATTTGTTTCAAGAGATTGACTAAAGTATTTGTCTTCATACTACCTGTTCCACCGTATATTCCTGCAAAAAAAGGATGTTTCAATTTAACACGATCATAGTTAGGATTATGATAAGAGGGAATCATTCCTTTGGGTAATTCTTTATAGAAATTTAGGATATCTACCTTTTCTTTTTTCGGAGGCATTTTGTTACAAACCAATTTTTTATTTTATGAAAACAACATTTTTTCATGATATGTTCATCAACATCTTGATGATAAGTTGTATACTCAATAACACATCCACAATCAAGTTTATAATAATAAATTCCCATTTTATTTACTAATAAATAAATGAATACAAACATTGTGTATCCACCTCCACTGAATGTGGATGACACTATATTTAATGTCAATAATTTTTTTGGTGCTCGACGTGATGTTGGAAGAGGAGGTACAATTGGTAGGACAGGTCCAACTGGAGCAACAGGATTACCTGGATTCTCAACCAATACAGGTGCGACAGGAAGTACTGGAATGAGAGGTCCAACAGGAAGTACTGGAATTACAGGTGCAACAGGAAGCACTGGAATGACAGGTATGACAGGAAGTACTGGAATGACAGGTGCAACAGGAATGATGGGTCCGGGGAATACTTTATGTATTTTGCGAGAACAAGTCAATCAGGCGATTCCTTCTGGGGCATTAACCATTATAACTTATGGTGTAGGTAGTACTTATATTGATCCTTTAAATTGGCATAGTGAGATTACTAATAATAGTCGTATCACACCCACATATCCTGGTTGGTATTCCGTCACATTTAATACGAGTCTTACGGGTTCTGTATACGAAAGAGTACGGCATATTTTGGTAAATGGTGCTGGTGTGGACAGTGTATCGGATGGAATTACTACAACAGAAGGCAGTGGTGTTCGTGCGGGAGTTACAGCCACTGTATATTGTAATGGAACAACTGACTATATTGAAACGGCGGTATATCAAGCGAGTGGTGTCAGTGTAAATGCTGCATCCAGTTATTTTTATGTCAATTATATTGGTTCAGGAATGAATGGATTGGTAGGTATTACAGGAGCCACAGGAGTAGGTGGACCAACAGGGGCAGGTGGTTCTATTGGATTCCGTGGTGCATTTTCAGATTCTACGACTCAAAATATCGGCATCACAGGAACAGGAGTGCCTATTACATACAACACAAATGAGATTGCGGGTTATGGAATCTCTATTGGAAGTCCTTCTTCAAGGATTGTCATATCAACTGGTGGCACATATAATATCCAGTTTTCGGCTCAATTAACATCATCGGGTGCGAGTGATACTATTGAAATCTGGTTACGAGTGAATGGTGTGAATGTCCCCCGCTCCAATACTTTTTTGGTTGTTGATAATAACAAATATCAAGTGGCTGCATGGAATTTCCTCTACGAATTCAATTCAGGTGATTACTTTGAGTTGATTACTCGTGGTTCAACCGCGAATGGACAGATCAAGGCTGTAGCTTCTAGTCCAGCCACACCATCTATAATATTGACAGTTTCTCAAGTAGCCTATAATGGACCGACTGGAATGACAGGTAGTAGAGGACATACAGGAACAGCAGGTGTTACTGGTCCGACTGGCGCAAGTGCGACCAATGTATTGTATCGTTATGATACAACATGGCTAGATGATGGAAGTAATAATGAAATTATCCCAGCAGGAGGCACTGGAAAAATGATTGTTCCTGTCAATATATTCTTTTCTTCAAATGCAAATACACTTGGTGGAAATCTGATTGATGTTTATTATAGTAATACCAATTATTATCAGAGTTATAATATGTGGTATACTTCGATAATTGTTCCTACAAGTGTAGGTTCTAATATTCCTATTCAAAATAACGTAAATATGACGGCTTTAAGTGGAGCAATACCGACTAATTTCACATTCAATGTAACATCATTGTATTATTTAGTCGATGTTTAATTTCAAAAAAATTTGAATGTTTATTTTTGTCTTGTAAAATAAACAATGAGCCTTTCAGAAAACATTGTGTATCCACCACCTCGAAATCCTGATGATTATGTATTTAATGCAGACAACTTTATTTATGCCGATGTGAGAGGTGAGGCGGGACCGACAGGACAACGAGGAGCCACAGGTGCGAAAGGAGATACCGGAAGTCAAGGTGCTACTGGTATTTCTGGTATTCCTATTGGTGGGACTTCCAATCAGATTCTAACAAAATTGTCATCTACCGATTATGATACGGTTTGGAGAAGTTCATTTACAGGTACTACTGCCTTTCTTTCATCTTATATTGATGCTCCCACCATTAATCCATTCCAGTCTCAAGTCAAAATTGCATCGAGTGCAGGTTCTACAGGTCAAGATGTGAATGCGATTGCCATAGGAAATCAGGCTGGTGAAATCAATCAAACAGCAAATTCGATTGCCATTGGGATGTTTGCTGGTGAATTCTCCCAAGGAAGTCAAGCCATTGCCATTGGATTGAGTGCAGGTCAGACAGGACAAGGAACGAATACTCTTGCTATTTGTAATGGAGCGGGTCAAGTCAATCAAGGAAATCAGTCCATTGCCATTGGTGCATTGGCAGGTCAATCATTTCAACAGACGAATGCATTAGCGATTGGGTTTGTGGCTGGAAATACGGGACAATCTTCGAATACGATTGCACTTGGTGTCAATGCTGGACGTGATGGTCAGGGAAATGCGGGCATTGCGATTGGACGAGATGCTGGATTGACTACCCAAAGTGCGAATTCAGTAGCGATTGGACGGAATGCGGGACAAACAACTCAATCAACAGAATGCGTCGCTATTGGGTCAAGTGCTGGTTTATTGAACCAAGGAATGCGTAGCCTTTCGGTTGGTGCAGGTGCAGGACAAACCAATCAAGCTAATAATGCAGTTGCCTTTGGTTATGGTGCAGGGAATAATAATCAAGGTAGTTTTGCTGTGGCAATTGGTACTGATGCTGGAAGACACTATCAATCTACGAGTGCGGTTGCCATTGGAAATAGTGCTGGTTTTACAGGTCAATCAACTTGGTGTGTCGCAATCGGTAATAATGCTGGTCAGACGGCACAAGGACAACGTTCGGTTGCTATTGGTTTGAATTCGGGTCAAACATCTCAAGGAGTGTATGCAACTGCTATTGGTTTTGGTTCGGCACAAACATCACAAGGCGCACAGGGGGTAGCAATTGGTTATAATTCTGGTAATAGCACACAGGGTGTAAACGCTGTCGCTATTGGCAATAGTAGTGGACAAACCTCACAAAGTACTGATTCAATTGCTATTGGAACTCAGGCTGGTGGTTCTCTACAACGAGCCAATTCGATTGCCATCGGATTTCAGTCAGGATTCACAGGACAATCTGCCAATAGCATTGCTATTGGTCTTAATGCTGGACAAAGCGCACAAGGATCAGCCAGTGTCGCTATTGGTCTTTCTGCGGGTACGACTACTCAAGGTAATAATTCCGTTGCTTTAGGACAGTCTGCTGGTAGTTCCAATCAAGGAGCATTCACTGTTGCAATTGGTAATAGTGCTGGTTCATCATCACAAGGATTCGGTTCGATTGCTATGGGCTCAGGTGCAGCACAATTCTCTCAAGCTGGTAATGCTGTGGCTCTCGGTATTAGTGCTGGAAATTCTTCTCAAGCCAGTGATTCAATTGCTATTGGAAATCAGGCTGGTTCTTCTCTACAACGAGCCAATTCAATTGCTATGGGCTTTCAATCTGGGTTTACAGGTCAAGGCGCTCAAAGT